GCTTTTTATACAGGCGGGGGAATTTCAGAGAAAAGGGGTAAAAAATGGACGCGATACTATGGAGGGAGCGGATCACGGCATCCTGCAGATCTGCCGGAACCTACCAGCCGTTTTTTGATGACCTGATAGAGATCCTGGCGGACATTATGGAGCGCCGGGACATCGCCCTCGGCCAATGGAAAAAGACAAAGAAGACACTCGCAAACTACACCAACAAAGGCGGCAACAAAAACACCGTGGTGCATCCGCAGCTGAAGGTGGTACAGGAATGCGAAAGCTCCGCTCTGGCATACTGGCGGGAGCTCGGCCTGACGCCATCCGCATTCAAAAAGCTGACGGATACCGAGGTGAAGCAGATCCGGCAGCTGGATCCTCTTTCGGCTGCACTGAAAGACTTTGAATTCCCGGACACGTGATTATAAGGCAATAGCCATTCAGTATGCCGAAGATCTGGTATCAGGGAAACAGTTAGCCGGGAAAGAAGTCATCATGGCCGGCCAGCGTTTCCTTGATGATCTGCAGCGGGAAGATCTGGAACTGCACGACAAAGAGGCCGTGTTTGTGCTCGGCATGATAGAGCGGACAATGGTCCACAAGCAAGGGGAAGCCCTGGACGGCACGCCTCTGCTGGGGAAACCGCTGATCATGCAGCCGTGGCAGGTATTCGTCATTTACAACCTTGTAGCCTGGTACTACAAGGGAACTAAGGAACGCCGATATAAAGAGGCGTTTATTTTTATCCCCAGAAAGAACGGCAAGACCACCATGGTGGCAGCTCTGAGCTGGGGCCTTTCCTTGCTGGAAAGGAAATCAGGGTCCACCGTCTACATCGTGGCCGGGTCACAGAAGCAGGCAAATCAGTCTTTCCATTTCATCATCAATTCACTGTCCTCAAACGGAGTGGCCGATATGATGCGCATCCGTGACAATTCCTTCGGCCACTCCATAGAGCACACGTTCCGGGACGAGACGGGAGCTGCCGTCGGATCCATCCACATTGAAGCACTGGCGGCAAGCCCGAAACTGCAGGACTCCCTGAACTGCAATATTGCCATCGCGGATGAGCTGCATGTCTTCAAAGAGCCGGGGCAGTACAACCGATTCAAAGAAGCCATGAAGGCATACACCAACAAGCTGATGATCGGCATTACGACGGCAGGCGACAATCCCAATAGTTTCTGTTATCAGCGCCTTGAGTATTGCACCAAGGTGGTGAGCGGGCAGGTGAAGGATGATTCTTACTTTGTGTTCATCTCCCGGGCGGACCAGGACGAAAACGGAGACGTTGATTTCACATCTGCAGAGCAGCAGCAGAAGGCAAACCCGTGTTACAACGTGACCATCCGGCCATCGGACATTATGAACGATGCGCTGCAGGCCCAGAACGATCCACAGCAGCGGAAAGACTTCCTGTCCAGAAGCCTGAACATCTACACGTCAGCCATGCGGGCATACTTCAACGTGGATGAATTCAAGCGGTCTGACGCAAAGTACAACTGGACGCTGGAAGAGCTGGCCAAGCTGCCGGTCAAGTGGTTTGGAGGCGCGGACCTTTCTAAGATGCACGACCTCACGGCCACGGCGCTATATGGGAATTACAAGGGCGTCGATATCATCATCACGCATGCGTTCTTCCCGATCACGGCAGCATACAAAAAGGCCGATGAGGATAACATCCCGCTTTTCGGCTGGGCGGATGACGGCTTTCTGACCATGTGCAACTCACCGACGGTCAACCAGGGCGACGTCATCAACTGGTTTAAGACCATGCGTGGAATGGGATTCCGGATTGCCCAGGTCGGCCATGACCGGAAATTCAGCCGGGAGTATTTCATCGGCATGAAGCAGGCCGGCTTCAACATCATTGATCAGCCCCAGTATTACTACAAGAAATCTGAGGGCTTCCGACATATCGAGAAGGCCGCAAAAGACGGAGCGCTATATTACCTCCACAGCAGTGCGTTTGAATACTGCGTCGGAAACGTCTCGGCCGTTGAGAAAACCGATGACATGATACAGTACGAAAAGGTCCAGCAGCAAAGCAGAATAGACCTTTTCGATGCGTCAGTATTTGCCTGCGTGCGTTACCTGGAGGGCATGGAGCGCATCAATAAAAATTCAAGCTGGTGGGGTGATGAATAGTGAGTGGAAAAAGACGAAATAACCCGAAACTGAATAAGCGAGACTTAAGCGATATCGAGAAGGAAAACAAGGTAGCAGCGTTTGTGCTGGCGGACCTGTTCGATGATTGCTGCGCATCCGGGTACACCCGGCTATCAGACAATCCGGAGATCCAGACGGCATGCCTCCGGATTGCGGAGCTGATCGGCAGCATGACCATTTACCTGATGGAGAATGGACCGGACGGAGACAGAAGGATTCTCAACGAACTCTCCCGGAAGATAGACATCGAACCAAACCGGAACATGACGCGCAGCCATTGGATGACGGCCAACGTCATGAACATGCTCCTGCACGGAAAAGGCAACGGCATCTGCGTGCCGCACACGCATGAAGGAAATCTGGAAAGCCTGGAACCGATCGCAGCCAAGCGGGTGACTTTTCAGCCGGTCGGTAATTCCTATAGAGACTATAGGGTTTTAATCGATGGGATTCCTAAGGATCCGAACAACCTCCTGCACTTCGTCTACAATCCGGATGAAACGTATCTGTGGATGGGCAAAGGCGTCACGGTGACACTGAAGGATATAGCCAACAACCTGAAGCAGGCCCAGAAGACAGAGAACGCCTTCATGTCTTCGGAATGGAAACCGAGCATCATCGTGAAGGTGGATGGTCTGGTTGATGAATTCTCTACGCCGGCAGGACGGCAGAAGCTGCTTGACAGCTATGTGAAACCATCCCAAACGGGAGAACCGTGGCTGATCCCGGCCGACCAATTCGAGGTGGAGCAAGTGCGGCCGCTGACGCTGGCGGATTTGGCCATTAAGGACACTGTGGAGCTCGACAAGAAAACCGTCGCGGCGGTGATCGGCGTCCCGGCCTTCCTGCTTGGTGTCGGAACGTTCAACCGGGAGGAATGGAATAGCTTCATCCAGACAAAGGTCAAGGCCATTGCGCTGAACATCCAGCAGGAGCTGACGCGCTGCCTGATCATTTCTCCGAAGTGGTACATCTACCTGAATTACTGGAGCCTGATGGATTACGATCTAAAGGCCGTCAGTGATATTCTCCTCGCCGGCTCCGACCGCGGATTTGTCTGCGGCGATGAATGGCGCGACCGGATGCACCTGCCTCCTGCAGGGCTGAAGGAGTACAAGGTGCTGGAGAACTACATCCCGTATGACATGAGCGGGGACCAGGGAAAACTGAAATGAAGATACAGCTTGACTGCCCGCAAGCCCAGCACGGCGACATGATGCGGGTGTACTGCAAGAAAACCGGAGAGCTGTGTCTCTTCCAGTATTTCAAAAACTGCAAAGGATGGTGGGTTAACAGCCCGTCAGCCGCAAGATGCCAGATCAGAAAGGAGAAAGACGATGGAAACAATGGATAGGAAAATCCGACAGCTGAGAAGCGAGGCTTCTCAATTTCAGGTGAGAGAAGCAGAGGGAGACCTTTCAATCGAAGGGTACTTCTCTGTGTTTAATAGCATCTACGAACTGTGGCCGGGAGCAACGGAGAGTGTAGCTCCGGGGGCTTTTTCGGAAACCCTCGGCAATGACATCCGTGCACTGGTCAACCACAACGACACTCTGGTGCTGGGGAGAAATAAAGCCGGTACACTGGAGCTCCGAGAGGATTCACACGGGCTGTGGGGAAAGATCAAAGTCAATCCGAACGACAGCGATGCAATGAACCTGTACGAACGTGTGAAGCGGGGCGACGTCAACCAGTGCAGCTTCGGCTTTATGATCGAAGACGAGGAAACCGAATTCCGCGAGGACGGCTCCATCCACTGGACGATTCGCAAGGTCAACCTGTTTGAGGTGTCTGTTTGCACATTCCCAGCCTATGAGGCAACAGAAGTCTCCGCACGGAAGGCAGACTATGAAGCCATCCAGAAGCGGAAGACTGAAAAATGGCGTGCTGAGATGCACGCAAAACTGAATAAGGAGGAAGCCGAATAATGGCACTCAAACCGTTTATGCTCCGTAAAAATATTACGGACGCCAGAAAGAAGCTGGATGCCCTTAGAGCGAAGGATGCTGAGTTTGAAACCCGCAAGGCGGAGCTGACAGCAGCCATCGATGAGGCCCAGACCGAGGAAGAGCGCAGCGCGGTAAAGGAAGCAGTTGATGCTTTCGATGCCGAAGAGGCAGCGCATGAGGCCGAGAAGGACAATCTCGACCAGCAGATCAAGGACCTCGAGAAAGAACTCGAGGAAGAAGAAGCAAAGCAGGACACCACGCCTCCGGCCGACGTGGAGCCTCCTAAACCAGAGGCCGAAAACGATGAAAGGAAAGGGAATATCACAATGTTCACCAGAACCAAATTCTTCAGCAAGATGACCGCACAGGAGCGGGATGCATTCGTCGCACGCGAGGATGTGCAGAAGTACCTCACCGAGGTCCGTACTGCCATCAAGGAAAAGAGAGCCATCACCAACGTCGGCCTGACCATCCCGGAAGTGATGCTCGGCCTGCTGCGTGAGAATATCGAGGGATATTCCAAGCTCTACAAGCACGTCACCGTCCGCCGGATCTCCGGAGAAGGCCGCATGGTTATCATGGGCGACATCCCCGAAGGCGTGTGGACTGAGTGCTGCGCAAATCTGAACGAACTGTCCATCGGATTCAACGACGTCACCGTCGATTGCTTCAAGGTGGCCGGCTACTTCAAGATCTGCAACGCAACTCTCGAGGACTCCGATCTCAACCTCATCGCAGAGCTGCTGAACGTGATCGGCGAAGCCATCGGCCTCGCACTGGATAAAGCCATCCTTTACGGCCGCAATGCTGCCGGCACCCAGAACATGCCGCAGGGCATTGTCTCCCGTCTGGCTCAGACCGCAGCTCCCTCCGGTTATCCCGCAACCGCTCGTCCCTGGGCAGATCTGCACACCACCAACATCCAGACCATCGCCAACACCGTCACCGGCAAGGCTCTCTTCCAGAAGCTCATTCTTACAGCAGCTGCTGCCAAGAATAAGTATGCCCGGAACGGCCTCGTCTGGGTTATGAACGAGAGCACCAAGCTGAAGCTCGTCGCTGAGGCTGTGGCTGTCAATGCAGCCGGCGCCATCGTTACCGGCATCGGCAACACCATGCCGATCATCGGCGGTGTGATCGAAACCCTCGAGTTCATCCCCAACGATGTGATCATCTTCGGTTACTTCGAGCTCTACCTCCTCGCAGAGCGCAAGGGTGAGCAGTTCGCAACCAGTGAGCACGTTTACTTCCTGGCTGATCAGACCGTCATGAAGGGCACTGCCCGCTACGACGGCACTCCGGTCATTGCTGAGGCATTCGCAGCCGTCGGTATCAACGGCGTGACTCCGACTGCAACAATGACCTTCGCGTCTGACACGG